GACCTGTCAGTCAAACAGGAGGTGTTAATCAAGCGCGACGACCCGACCTGGGCTCCGCGCGTGATATACGCAGGGAACGACCACTTTAACACGTGGACAGGACCCGCCTCCATGATTGTTATGGAACGTCTGTGTCAACTCACTGGACGCAAGCGCGACAACCCCGCGAACCACCAAATACCCATCGGCCCCATCCAGACGATGTTCGCTTACAAGCAAGACGACGTAAGCCTCGCTGATCATATAACGGATAAAGAATACCCTGAGCTAGTCGAAGGTGACTTTTCCCGCAATGACAGGGAGCAGCGTAAGCGCGTAGCGTTATTGTACGATCGGTGGCTACAAAAGCTAGCGATGCCCAAGTGGTTCCGAACTCTCCTGCTCGACCTGGAGAAGTTCACGGTCCGTAGCCACAAGTACGGACTCCGGGCAAAGCTCAAGTACCAGCTTCCGACTGGAACGACATCCACCACACCACGTAACAGTGCCTACAACGCAACCATGTTCGCGGTCGCATGCCGGCGACAGAAGATCACTTCCGGGAAATCCCTTATCCTAGGAGACGATATCTTAGCCGCATTGAGACACAGGTTGAAGTTGGACAAGTGGACCAAAGATGTGGCCAGTTTTAAGATGGTCCTGAAAGCCAAGGCCCCTCGGCTACAGGGAGAAGCGACTTTCTTGTCGCGGCGTTTTGTGACGGACACAGAGCATCCATTCATGTTGCCCCTGCTAGGCAAGATGCTCGTCCGTTTCAACGTGAGAGGGACTCACAATGAAGGCTGTAGTGATTCAGCTTACATGGCAGGCAAAGCTTTAAGCTATGCGTTCGAAACCCGACACGTGCCTTTCTTGTCCCGGATGTTCTTGGAACGTTTCCGGCGCGAGGATTCGAGCGCGCTAACGGTGGACGACCTGAGCTTTTATGCTAAACGCCATGCTGGATCCATCGGACAGTTGCTGCAAAAGTTGAACGACGAACCCGTCACGATTTCGGATGACCATTTCGCTTTCTGGTGTTGCGAATTTTACGATTCGGATGCCGTGGAAGTGCGTGAAATATTCGAATCTGTGGTTTTGTCCAACGAATGCATCGTCATTGACGACCCCAGGCTCAAGCGCTTCGAGCATGATTACGCTTAACCGACCCATGGTTCGGTGAGATCGGGCGCATGGCGTCCTACGATCTCGGCGAGAGCAGTGGGTACCGTCCAAATACCCCGCCTACCGGAATGTTTAATCACCGGGTGGAATCTA